TCGCTCGCCTACTTCGAGTGGTCGGTGGAATGCCCGACCCCGGACGAGCTCGACGATGAGGTGATGGCCGACCCGGCTTCGTGGGCGCAGGCGAATCCCGGCCTCGGGATCCGGATCTCCGCCGAGCACGTCGCGCGGGAGCTTCGCTCGATGGACAAGCGCACGTTCGCGGTGGAGCGGCTCGGCGTCGGCGATTGGCCGCGGACAGACGGGATCGGGCGCGTGGTCATCACGCCCGAGCAGTGGGCAGGGGCCCGTGACGAGGACTCGCGCGTGCTCGACCCTGTTACCTTCGCCTTCGACGTCTCGCCCGATCGCAAGCGGGCGACGGTGGGCGCAGCCGGACGCCGCGAGGACGGCCTCCTGCACGTGGAGACGGTGGCACTGCGGGCAGGGACGGGCTGGGTCGTGTCTGAGCTCGTGCGCCTCGTCGAGGAGCACGGCCCGCTCGCGGTGCTGTGCGACGACGCGAGTCCGGCGGCCTCGCTTGTCCGCGACCTTGAGCACGTCGGCGTTGCGGTGCAGACGCTGAACGCGCGTGAGTACGCGGAGGCGTGCGGACTCTTCCATGACATGATCGAGCAGGACCGGCTCCGGCATCTCGGTGGCTCCGAACTCGACTCGGCGCTCAAGGGCGCAGCGACGCGTCCGCTCGGGGAGCGCTGGGCGTGGTCGCGGCGGAACTCGAGCGCCGACATCACGCCGCTTGTCGCGTGCTCGGTCGCGCTCTGGGGGTTCGTCGCTTCTGACCGGGTGACAGAGCCGTGGGCGCTCGTCCGCTGAGGCGCCTCTCGGCCGATAGGCGCAGGCGGACGTGCGACGGCTGCCGCTCACCCTCCCTGCTTCGCTCTTCGCGCTTGGCCTGATCCTCGTTTCGGCAGGTGCGGGATGGATATACCCGCCCGCCGGCGTGGTCGTGCTCGGCAGCGGCCTCGCACTCTTCGCAGTGGCGATCGGGATCGGGCGCGGGCAGTGAGCGCGCTCAAGGCATTGGCGCGAGGATTCGGGCTCGAGCGGAAGGACTCGCTCCTGTCCGGCGACTGGCCGTGGTCAAGCCCCCCGCCTGCAGAGTGGCTCCTGGGCGGGTTCCCGCTCTCCCTCGAACGAGCGGTCGGGCTCCCTGCGCTGCTCGGGATTCTGCTCCGAACAGGGCAGGGCGTCGGGATGATGCCGCGGAAGGTGTACGAGCGCTCGGCGGAGGGACGCGCAGAGGCACCTGGCGAGCGTGTATTCAAGCTGCTGCACGACAGGCCCTCCGAGGAGTCGACGCCGTTCGCGTTCAACGCCGACCTCGCCGGCTCGCTTGCCGGTACGGGCATGGGCTTCGTTCGCAAGATCAAGTCCTCGCGAGGCGTCGTCGTCGAGCTTCTTGTCGAGGACGCGACGGCCTGGAAGCCGCGCCGTCTCGGCGGACTGCTCGTGTTCGACCACCGCCGGGACGGAGGGCAGGCGGCGCCGCTCGATCAGCGCGACCTGATCTTCGTGCGGGGGATGGCGCTACCGGGATCACTCGAGGGGCTTTCGCCCGTGGGCGCACACCGGCTCGGCATCTCGCTCGGGCTCCACCGGCAGCGCTTCGAGCTTTCACACTACCAGCGCGGCGCCTGGCCGGGCGTGATTCTGAACTTCCCGCAGGCGATGACGCCGGAGCAGGCCGAGCGCTGGCTCGACGTCTGGGATCAGCGGCACGAAGGCGCCGAGCAGGCGGGGCGAACGGCGGCGATCGGCGGTGGCGCGCAGGCGACTGTGCTCCCGGTCAACCTCGCGGACGCGCAGTACGTGGAGGCGAACCGTATGACCGCCGAGCAGCTCGGCGCGATCTACGCGATGCCCAAGCCGTTCCTCAACATCGGGGACTCCTCCCCGGTAGATGCCGACTGGCGTTTCTGGGTGACGTTCGGGCTCGGTTGGATCACGACCGCCATCGACCAAGCGCTGAACGCGGATCGCGACCTCTTCCCGGCAGGCTCGCGGCTCTACTGCGAGACGGTGACGGATGCGCTGCTGAAGCCCGACATTCGCACCCGCTATGAGGCGTACAAGGCCGCGCGGCAGGCGGGCTGGATGACCTCGAACGAGATCCGCAAGCTCGAGAACCTGCCTCCGCATCCCAACGGGGACGTGCTGCAGGTGATCCCGGTGGGAGGCGGCGAGCCGGCTGACAAGGCGGCCGCACTCACCTACCTCAAGGAGCTGCTTTCGAACGCGGACGAGGAGAAGGCGGAGATCCTGCGAGCCGTGCTCGAACGAGCAAACGGTGTGGGTGTGCTCGCATGAAGAGCGCTATCTGGACGAAGCCCGACACGGGCATCCGGACGCGGGTGTTCTACTTGCCGCCGATAGGCGCGGGCGATGAAGCCCGCATGGCGCACGAAGGACTTCCCCTTCGAGCTGAAGGACCTGGACGAGGAAGCCGGCACGTTCACCGGCTATGCGGCCGTGTTCGGGAACGTCGACCTCGACGGCGACGTGATCGAGCCGGGAGCGTTCCGCAAGACGATCCGCGAGTCCGGTGGCAAGGTGCCGATCCTCTGGCAGCACGACCGTTACGAGCCAATCGGGGTAGGGAAGCTTGCCGAGGACGGGAAGGGGCTGCTCGCGGAGGGTCAGCTCAACGTCGAGACGCAGCGCGGCCGCGAGGCCCGCGCGCTCATGCAGCAGGGCGCTCTCTCCGGGCTCTCGATCGGCTACAAGGCGATCAAGCCGGTGTACGAGGCGGGTGTTCGCCGGCTGAAGGAGATCGCGGTGCGGGAGTTCTCGCCGGTGACGTTCCCGGCGAACGAGCTCGCCCGTGTTGCCACCGTCAAAGGGATGGGGTCGCTGCTGCGCGACCTGCGGTTACTGCGCGAGACCGACGAAGAAGGTTTCAAGGCACTCCTCGCTGAGCTCGAGCCGGACGAGAGTCCACTCGAGGACGACGGAGCCGCCGGGCTAGGAGTCGAGCCGGAAGTCACCACTCGCCTCCGTGAACTCCACACACGGATGCAGGAGGTGATCCGATGAGTGACGAGATCAAGGGTCTCGTCGACGACCTCCACTCCGCGTTCGAGGAGCTGAAGAAGACGCTTGACGAACGCGAGCAGGAGGTGAAGCAGCTCGGGGAGGCGCGGGCCGAGACCGAGCAGAAGCTCGAGCAGGTTCAGACGCAGATCGACGCGGTCGAGGGGCGGCTGGAGAAGCTCAAGCTCGACACGAAGGACGAGGACGGCTCCTCCGAAGAGTACAAGGCGTTCCTCGCGTGGGCGCGCAAGGGCAACCGGGTCTCCGAGGACGAGATCAAGGCGCTGAGTGTGTCTACGGACACTGAAGGCGGCTTCCTCGCTCCCGCCGAGTTCCTGCGCGAGATCCTCAAGGGCGTCGTCGAGTTCTCGCCGCTGCGCCGATTCGCTCGCGTGAGCGAGACCTCCGCGCAGTCGGTGAAAGTGCCCAAGCGCACGGGCACGTTCTCGGCGGTGTGGGTCGCCGAGCAGGGCACGCGCTCGGAGACGACGGGACTCGCCTACGGGATGGAGGAGATCCCGACGCACGAGGCATACGCGCTCGTCGACGTCTCGAACCAGTTGCTCGAGGACGCTGTATTCGACATCGAAGCGGAGCTTGAGATGGAATACGCCGAGCAGTTCGGCGTGGCCGAGGGCGCTGCGTTCGTGAACGGCACCGGGGTGGGACGCCCGGAGGGCTTCCTGCAGCACCCCGACGTCCAGAGCATCACCTCGACGACGAACGATGTGCTCGACGAGGACGACTTCGCGAAGCTGCTGTACGCGCTCAAGGAGCCCTATCACGCTCGCGCGGCGTGGCTCCTGAACCGCTTGACGCTTCGCGACGCTCGATTGCTCAAGGACGCAAACGGACAGTTCCTGTGGCAGCCGGCGCTCGCGCTCGACGTCCCGGCGACGATCCTCGGCAAGCCGTACGCGATGGCGACGGACATGCCGACCATCGCGAACGCAGCGAGGGCGCTGGCCGTCGGAGACTGGTCGCGGGGCTACCGCATCGTCGACCGGATCTCCATGTCGGTCCAGCGCGACCCGTACACCCAGGCGACCTCGGGCAACACGCGCTTCATCGCACGCAAGCGCGTGGGAGGCCAGGTCGTCGTGGCCGAGGCCATCAAGGTCCTCACGATCCAGTAGGCCGAGAGGAGGTAGCAAGAGATGCGTGATCTCTACTCGAACGTCTCGGCCGTCAAGTCGATCTTGCCGATCGTCGGCAACAACGACACCGAGGGCACCGGGACGGGCGTCGACCTCAAGGGGTACGAGTCGGCGTTCGTGGTCTTCGAGGTGGGCGCGTCCGGCGACACGCTGTCCGGAACCGTGCTCATCACGCTGAGGGTGCAGGAGTCGGACGACGACTCCACCTACACGGACGTGGCTGCTGCCGACCTCGTCGGCGGAGCGAACGCGATCGTGATCGACGACCCGGCCGAGGACGACGTGATCCACGTGCGCGGATACAACGGCGCCAGGCGCTACATCCGCGCGTTCGTGGACTTCACCGGCACGCACACGAACGGCATCCCGATCAGCGCCGTGGTCGTGCGTGGGAACGCGAGGCATCTGGGCGGCCAGGCCGCGTAGAAGCCGCTGAGGCGACGGTGCCGCTCACTGAGATCCCTGATTTGGTGGGCGGCACCGTCCCTGAGAGGAGAGCGATGAAGCTGCGGATGCGACAGACCCACCACGACGCGGTACGCAACGAGCCTGTCACGCTGGCTGCGGGGGAGGAATACGAGCTCCCCGCGGACGTTGCGGGACGGATCCTCTCGATGGGGATCGCCGAAGAGGTCAAGGACGCAGGCCCGGCACCCGAGAACAAGGACGCGGGAGCGGCGGAGGAAAACAAGAGCGAGGCCAAGCCTCGCAGACGCCGTTGGAGCTTCGGCCGATAGGCGCGGGCGATGCCGGTCATCCGCGTCAGGCTCGAAGATCCATCCGGCGAGTGGCGGTCCGCCGCAGTGGCGGCTGACACCCAGGACGAGGCGGTGGCAGTCGTGGAGGCGCTCGAGGCCAAGCGCACTGCGTTCCTGATCGATCCCTCGGAGGCGAAGGAGCTCGAGCGCAAGCTGCGTGAGGGCTCGCTCTCTGGCCGGGAGAAGGCCCGGCTGCTCACACATCGTCAGGAGCGGCCGTACAAGGTCGTGAAGGCCGGGAAGGGAGGCTAGCGTGGCGATCACCGTCGCTCTCTACGGGCTCACGCAGGAGAAGGTGGTCGAACAGGCCGGCGCCGACGTGAACATCCTGTCTGGCACGGCCAAGCTGTCGCTGCACACGGCCACCTACGTGCCGAACCGCGACACGGACGACTTCTTCAACGACGCGACCAACGAGCTGGCCGCGGGCGGTGGCTACACGGCCGGCGGGGAGACGCTCGGCTCCAAGACCGTCACCTACGACTCGGCCTCCGATCAGGTCCGTTTCGACGCTGCGGATGTGACCTGGACGTTCACGGCCTCGAAGACATGGCGCTACGGCGTGGGCTACATCGACACGGCCGGGGCTGCCACGACCGACCCGCTCTACTTCCTGCTCACCTGGGACTCGGACCAGACGGTATCGACCCCATATACCCTTCAGTGGGACGCCGCCGGGATTCTTTTCTGGGACACGACCTGACGTGAGCGCGGGCGATCTCATCGCCCGCTCGATCGCCGAGCATCGTCTCAACGCCTGGTACTACAAGGCGTTCCAACGGGACAACCCCGTGCTCGCGCCGAAGGTGCTCGCCTACCTCGACGGCGGCGAGCGCCCGACGGACGCGGATCTCGGCTCCAACCACTACGCGCTTGGGCTCGTCCTCGCGGAGGACGCCAGGCGGGAGTTGGTCGTTCCCGAGCCTGAGCCACCGAGCATGCGGTTGCTCCCGCTCCCGGACCGTTTCCATGTCTGGGGCGGGAACGAGCAGCAGAAGATGGCCGAGTGCGGGCTCGTCGTCTGCGCCTTCAGCTCGAATGCCGACCCGCGTGTCGCTCGTCAGCAGAACCCGCGACTCGTCGCGCTCTCGAACCTCTCGCTCGATCCCTTCAACGCAGACTGGCGGCAGCGCAAGGGGTTCTCGTGGACGTACGGCGGCGGGATCCAGGGTTGGCCGGGTGTCAACGACTCGCTTACCCCGAACCCGCAGGGCACGATCCGCGGCTGGCAGTCCTCGGATGCCGGGTGCAAGCAGGCAGACGGCTTGCAGGGCTTCGCGCTGCATCGTTCCGAGACCGCTGACTTCCTCGCCCGCGCGGCCTTCTACGCATGGAAGCTCGGCAAGTTCGCCGAGCGCGGCTACGACGGCGTCTGGTCGGACAACCTCTTTCCGGGCGACGTGCTCTCGGCGGGCTGGTGCTACGGATCCTGCGGCGCTGGCATCGACCGAGCCGCCTGGGATGCCGGGCTCGTCACGATCACACGGCGGCTCCGCTCGCTCGGCGGGCCGATGCTCCTCGGTGGAAACGTCGTCTACCGGGCGAGCGACCCGACGCTGCGCTCCGAGACGAGCGTCACCCTGCGCGAGAACCTGGACGTGGTGATCGCCCAGGGCATCGATTCGGTGTGGGCTGACGTGCAGCAGATGCACGCCTGGGCCTCGGTGCCGAGCGTGGACGGGCTCTCCAAGCTCATCGCACTCAACGATCGGGTGCCGCAGGCAGACGCCGCACGCCAGCGTTTCGGGCTCGCGGTCGCGCTCGTCTACGGCGGCCTGTATGCGGCCTACGACGGGAACCACGCGAACACGTACTGGCCGGCCGAGATCGCCGAAGGCGGGAAGGTCGGCTACCTCGGGCATCCCACCGGCCCCCCGCAGCGTCTCGGGAACGTGCTCTCGCGCGCCTACGGCGATCGCGTCGTGCGTGCCGACTTCTCCTCCAAGACCGCGTCCTTCGCCTAAGCATGCCGCTCGTCGATACCGGCCTCGTCTGCCGCTACTACTTCGACGAGGCGGCCTCCGGCACGACCCCGACTGCCGTCGAGGATCACTCGTCGAACAACTACGACCTGACCGAGATCGACTACGGCGCGGGGAACATGTTCTACACCGAGGTCTCGGGCAACCGGGGTCTCGAATCCACGGTCACGACAGGCGTGCAGCGGGCGAGGCGCACGGTGAGCGACACCTCGGATGCGCTCCGGGACGCGATCGACGGCTTGCAGAAGATCACGTTCGAGCTCGTGCTCGCGATCGACAACGTGACGACCAATCACTCCCGCGTCTTCGTCGTCAACGACCGCGTGGGCTCCAACGCGCGCATCGGTCTCAACGGACGCCAGGAGGGTGTCTACTTCTGCCGCTGGAACGGGAATGAGTCGAACGACTTCAACGAGTCGATGGAGGGCACCCGCAAGGTGTTCCACATCGTCTACGACACGACGCAGGCGGCAGCCGCCGATCGTGCGATCGCCTACGTCAACAACGTCGCCAAGTCAATGACGGTCACTTCGACGATCACGCAGAACTCGACCCTCTCGCTCGGCACCGGCCTCGACCTGATCGCCTGCAACCGCGAGAACGCGGGCACTTGGGACCGCTCGTTCGACGGCACGCTCTTCTACGCGGCGATCTACACGGGGGCGATGTCTGCCGCCGACCGCACGACGAACTACGACGTGCTCTCGGCAGACGACGACGCGCCGCCGGTTACTGCCCCCACGCTCCGCGTCCTCTCTTCCAATCTGCGCTGGTAGCGGCCGATAGGCGGGACGTGGCCTGGCACTCAGTCAGCGGCCGAACGGACGCGCTCCCCACCTCGCTCCGTGGCCCTTCGCTCTATGCTGCTGCGGCCGCCGGTGCGCGGCTGCGCGAGGTCGAGATCGCGAATACGACGGCCACTGCGGTCGCGGTCGGGCTCATCCGCTGGACCGCCACCGGCACGCAGGGCACTGCACTCACCGAAGCTGCGTGGGATCAGAACATGGTCGCACCGCAATGCACGGCGTTCAACACGCACACGGCCGATGCGACAGCTGGCGACGTGATCCGTCGCACCGTGCTTGGTGCTGCGATCGGAGCTGCGGTCATCTGGACCTTCGGCGGTTCCGGGGTCGTGATCCCCGAAGGCACGGCGAATGGGGTCGGGATCTACCTGCCCACGGGCACCGCGCAGCACCTCGACTTCAGTTTCATCTGGGAAGAGTAAGCCGTGCCCTCGCAGGGGCCGCTCTACCCCGGCACGGTCACGACGGAGATCGGGCCTTCGGGCGACAACGACTGGACGAACCCGGGCAACATCTCCGCCAACGATGGCTCGGAAGCGCAGATCACCGCCGCCACCTACGACACGGGCGACCACTCCTACCGGCTGAGGGCGCAGAACTTCGGGTTCACGATCCCGGCCGGGGCGACCATCGACGGGATCGTGGTCGAGATCGAGCAGCGCAGCTTCGCGGGCGCGGCCGAGGATCAGGAAGTTCGCCTGTACAACGGCACCGGCACGCTCGTCGGGGACGACAAGCAGACCGCCACAGCCTGGCCGGGCACGGCCACGATCGCCACCTACGGCGGCTCCACGGACGACTGGAACGCGGGCCTGACGGACGCGGACGTGAACGACGTGGACTTCGGGGTGGCGCACATCGTCCTTGCGACGGCCAACAACACGGACATCGGCGTTGACTTCATCCGCGTGACGGTGCACTACACGGAGGCACCTGTGAGCATTCCTCAACGCTTGTCGCCCCCTATTCTCCCAGCCGGGTGGGCTGAGTGAACGTCCGCTGGCCGCCGCCGAACCGAGGCTGGCCCGCGCGACAGCGCGTCTCGACCGTCCGGCAGGCACTTACTCCGAGCGATGCGGTTGTCGAGACGCCGACGCCGGGAGGCGCAAGCACCGGCGGCACGGCACCCGTGGCGCTCGTCGCGGCCGTCATTGCAGGTGCGGTTGCGGCAGGTGTCGCCCCGCAGCCGACGGCGGCTGTTACCGCTGCCGGGGCAACCGTGCAAGGAGGCTCGGCAACGGCACAGGCGACGGCGATCCCGACTCCCGGCGGAAGCTCGGTCTTCGGCACATCGCCGAATCCGAACGCAGCCGTTCCGCAGGGTGGGGTGCCAGCGTCGGGAACGGGGCCGAGCGCACACGTGCTCACGGCCGCAGGCGGAGCGACCGCAGCAGGTACGTCTCCAAGCGCGACCGCTACCGCCACCCCTACACCGGGAGGGACGCAGGCGGCGGGTATCTCGCCCAGCCCGACTGCCGCTGTCACCGTTGCGGGCGCGACTCTCGCAGGCAATGACCCGAGCGCACGAGTCGACGTCACGGCCGCAGGCGCGTCCGTCGGCGGGGTCGAGCCGGATCCCACCATCACGGTCGCTCCCGGCGGTGCGGTCGTCTCAGGACCCGATGCGAATGCGACGGCGAGCGCTGCACCGACGCCTGGCGGTAGCATCGTCGGAGGAAACGCTCCCACCCCAGCCGCGCTTTCCGCCGTCGGAGGTGCGAGCGGGGCTGGCTCGAGCCCGACCGCGAGCGTCTCCGTCACCGCAGCAGGACTCCTCGCGGGCGGAAACGCACCGGCGAGCGCGACGAGCATCGGCACGGGAGGAGCGACGGTCGGAGCAAATGCTCCTGCGCCCAGGATCAGCGTCACCATCGCCGTGCTCGTCGCCTCGGGTCAGGGGCCGGTCGCGATTGTCACGCTCACCGCTGGCGGGCTCGTCACCGGCGGGAACCCGCCGAGCGAAGGGGGGGTCGCCGAGACCCCCACGCCGGGCGGGGCGATCGTCGGCGGCGCCGGGCCCGCCGCACAGGTGGTCGCAGGTCAGGGCGGGTCCTCCGCCACTGGCTTCGCGCCCTCCCCGACCGTCACGCTCACGATCGGTGGAGTCAGCGCCTCCGGCAATGACCCGAGCGCACAAGCGACGACCACCCCCACGCCCGCGGGTGCGAGCGTCGCCGGGCGAGCCCCGCAGCCAGTCGTCACGGTCAGCGCGGGGGGTGCCACGAGCTCGGGTAGCGGCGCCACTGTCCGCGTCACGCTCAGCGCTGGCGGGGTCGTCGTCGGCGGGCGCGAGCCCACTGTCGGCGGGGTCGCGATCCAGCTCCTGCCCTTCGACCGCCCGAGTCCGCGCATGGAGGATCCGGCCACGGCGGACGCCAAGACGTTCGACAGCCCGACTCCCCGCTTGTGACCGGACGATAGGCCACCTGCCGTGGTCATCACCGTCTACAAGGACAACCTCGCCCCGAGCCTCTTCGACACGATCCGCCAGGCCGGGGTGGCGTTCGACCTCGCAGGCTCCACGGTCAAGCTCCAGGCACGCGAGGAGGACGGCACCGCGCTCGTCATCGACGCGGCGGCCACCATCATCACCGCCTCGACCACGCTCTCCGCGGAGACGGTACTGCCTGAGCCGACGATCACGGTCGCGGACGCAAGCGGGTTCCTGGCCTCGGGCGCGCTCTCTGTCGGCGGCCAGATCGTCGAGTACGACGAGATCTCGGGCAAGACCTTCCTCGGTTGCCGCGGCGGGGAGGGGACGATCGCCTCCGGCGCGACCGTCACCCAGCGCGGCGGCGTCCGTTACGACTGGGTCGCAGCCGACGTCGATACGGCGGTCGAGCTCGAGGCGTGGTGGCGGGTCACGCTCGCTTCGGGGAAGGTGCAGGAGAGCCCGCCGTTCCAGATCGTCGTCGTCGACCCGCTCGCGGTTCAGAAGGGTCTGTGCGAGCTCTCGGACGTGATCTCCTACGCGCCGCGCTACCGGAGCGAGCGTACGACCGACGCGCTGCTCGAGCGGATGATCCTCGCCGAGTCGCGGATGATCCAGCGTGAGACGGGACGCGAGTTCCTGGCGCTCTCTCCGGCCGTGAACCCGCGCCGCTTCGATCTCACCCTCTGGCATGTGCGCCACCGAAAGGTCTACATCGGGGACGCGGCCGCTGTCACGACGGTGAAGGTGATCGACTATGACCAATCGACCGTGGTCGAGACGATCGCTTCGACCAACTACGTGCTCATGCCGCGGGTCAGGGACACGACCTGGGAGCCGATCACCGCGCTCCACTTCCCGCCGCAGAGTCCCGATCCCGCCGACCTGTATGTGGGCCGGGTGCTCGAAGTGGATGGGACGTGGGGGTTTCCGGCGGTCCCCGACGACATTCGTGAGGCGTGCGCCAAGCTCGTCGTTGCCCGCTATGCCTTCGACGTCGCGAGCGCCGGCACGCAGCTCGCGGAAGCGCTGGACGCAGTCAACGTGGGCGCTCTCTTCGCGTCTGGGCGAGCAGTTGTGGAGAGCTACCGGACGCTCCTGGCTGCCTGATGCCGCTCGTCGCCTCCAACCTCATCACCGACTGGCGACGCGCGCTCATCAGTGAGCTTCGCAGCGCGTATCCACAGGCGCTCGTGGAATCGAAGCGACGGAGCGGCGTCAACAAGGACGCGCAGGCCCGCATTGCGATCTTCTTCGACGGCTATGACGAGGAGGCGGGCCGCGTGAGCGTCGCGCGCCCGCAGATGATGATCCGGTACTGGCCGCCGCGCTCGGACATCGAGACTTCCGATGATCCGACCGAGCTCGAGCAGGCCGCCTATGACCTCGTGAGGCTGCTCGAGGACCGCATGAAGCAGGTGGAGATCGCGGTCGACGATCTCTGGTACTTCCGCGTCGTCTCGGCACAGACAGACGATGACCCAACCGAGTGGGGCGTGGAGCTCCGGCTGGTCGGGTTCGCGCGCAACATCGCGGTGCCTGCGTGATCTCTGCCCGCGTCTCGATCGAGCGCGGCTGGGGTGACCGCTTCGCCCGCCGCATCGAGCAGCAGGTTCCGGGGCTCCTGCGCGCGGCAGCAGAGGAGGGCGCAAAGGTGGCAAGCGACGCCTCTCGGTCGCGACAGCGCACTGGGAAGATGGCGAAGATGGAGGTGCTGCCGGCGCGCGAGACACCTCGCGGCTTCCAGGGCGGCTTCCGCTCGCGCGCCTGGTATGCGGGCTTCCAGTCATACGGGACGAAGGGACAGCGGAACCGCCGCGTCTCGGCCGCCACGCTTCGTCGCCGCCAGTCCTCCTCGGAGCAGGCGCGGCAGAGCTCCAGCCTCGGGATCTCTCCGCTCGGGTTCCTCGAGAAGGGTAGAACCGCGATGCGGCGAGCCTTGATCGCGAGGTTGAACCGGCTCCGCCGATAGGCGCGGGCGTGAAGGCGACATACACCTTCGCTGGTGAGCAGGGCCACTTCGCGACGACCGCCGCGGACGGGTCGCTCATCCTCATTGAGGCGAGCAAGAACTTTTCGACGAGCGATCCAAAGCTGATCGCCGAGCTCGACGCTCAGCCCTCCGTCAAGCGCGTCAAGGCAGAGAAGGAGGACTGAGGTGGCAGGCCACGCGGGAAACTTCTTCACCGCTGCGATTGGTAGGCAGTCGGCCAAGGGCACGCCGCAGACGACGCCCAAGTTCAAGTTGCGCGTCACCGGCGACATCGTCGATCCGACCGTCCAGATCCTCGATCTGCCCGAGACTGACTCCTCGATCCAGCGCTCGAAGGCGATCAAGGTCGGGGAGATCATCGAAGGCAACCTCACTGGGTTCGTGCGCGCGGACGAGTTCGGATTCATTGCCTACCTGCACATGGGGGCTGTCACCACCACAGGCACGAGCCCGTACACGCACACGATCACCGCTGCCACGCACCTCCCATACGCGACGATGTACAACGCGTTCGACTCGACGGCGCTCGTCTCGCGCATGGCGGACTGTCGGCTCGGATCGCTCAGCGTCTCGGGTGGCGCGGGGCAGGCGCTCACCTACACCGCCGGCGTGTTCGGCCTCGTCCAGCTCGAAGGCGAGACCGATCCGGTGCTCGCACCCTCCACGTTCGAGCCGCTCGTGTACCCGAACGTGACCGTGACCTACAACTCGGCCACGACGGACATCGTGGAGTCGTTCACGCTCAACTCCGAGCGGGCGACCACGATCATCCAGGGCGACACCGGCATGGCAGCCTCGGACTCGGTCACCGGCCGCTGGGGGGTCACGGGCACGCTCCGCGTCCTCTTCGAGACGGACGCGATCTGGCGTGACTTCCTCACCGGCACGACGAGCGGCACGACGCACTCGCAGACGATCAACACGGTTCCGCTCAACATCCTCGCCTCGCGCAATGCCACCAACGACGAGGTGTCCTTCGACGTCAACTCGGCGGAGATCCGAAACGTGTCGCTCGTTCCCGATCCCTCCGGAGCGCCGCTCTTCTACGACATCGAGTGGTCGGCGTTCCCAGACCCGACGATCGCGAACACGCTCGAAATCGTCGCCAAGAACCTCACCGCCTCGTACACGGCATGAGCGAGTCGGTGGAGGTACAGCGGCTCCGGCAGATGCTCAAGGCCGCCCGACCGCTCCTGCGCGAGCTCGCGATCGCGTGCGCGCGTGCGGAGGAGGAGCTCGACCGTCTCGCCCAACACGCACAGCCACAGGAGGCACAGCATGGGCACGAACGCAATCTCGAGCGCTGCATCGCTTAGCGGCTGGCGGGCGCGAGCGCTCCACACAATCACGCTCCCCTCGGGACAGCGCGTCCGCATCCGTCTCCCTGGCATCGCCACCCTGCTCGAGCACGGCGACCTCTCGGAGGAGCTGTTCGAGATCGCGATTGCCGAGCTGACGGACACGATCTCCGTCCCCGGCATCGACAGTCCCTCGGTCATCCCCGGCTCGGTGCAGTGGGCGACGAAGGAAGTCACGACCGAGGAGAAGCTCAAGCGGATCGCGACCTACGGCCGCTTCCAGCGTGAGCTCGTGTGCGTCGCCGTCGAGGAGATCGAGGTGGACGGCGAGTGGCAGCCGTTCAAGCTCGCTCTCGATGACCTCGACGCGCTGCCCGAGGACGACCTGTCCCTGATCGCGGACATCGTGCAGCGGATCCGCTTCCGCGATGCGAGGGGGGTGAGGATCGGCGTCGAGCCTCTCGAGCGCTGGGCCACCTTTCGTCAGGGGCACAAGGGAATCGCCTGCACGGGCGACGAGGATTGCCCAGGGTGCGAGAGCGTCCGGCAGTCCTTTTCCTCGCTTGACCTGGATCCGGTGTGAGTGCGGGTGCGGCTGGGAGGGCGAGGACGAGGTGACGCAATGGCTGATCGAGGAGGCGGCGTTCGCAGCACTCGATCTGTGGATGGCCGCTGAGCGCTCGGGCCGAAACGCCGAATGGCGGGCGCAGGAGCAGCTACAGGCGCGGCACGCCGAGATGCTGGCGCTCCGCGAGGGGCTGCGTGGGGAGGTGAGTGATGGCGTTCGGTGACTCCCTGCGGCCCTCGGACGGCGCCTCCGTCGTCCTGCACGTCGATACGAGCCAGACGGCGAAGCTCGAGCAGGCCGAGCGCCAGTGGGCCGAGTCGGTCGGCACCATGTCGCGAGAGGCGCTCAAACTCGACCTCGCGCAGGAGCGCCTACGCAAGACGCTGACCCAGTACGGCGCCGAATCGTCGCAGGCCAAGCGGGCGACGATCGCGCTCCGGGACGCAGAGGCCCAGGCGGGCAACGCCGCCGATCGCACGACCCGTGACTTCCAAGAGCAGGCACGCGCGCTCGGACGGCTGACGCGGGGTGCGGTTGCCGGCTCAGGTGCGTTCCGCGGGTTCGGGCGGATGATCGCATTCGCGAGTGCCTCCTTCCTCGGGGGCGCAGGGTTCGTGTATGCAATCCGGCAGGCGCTGAACGCATCCCGAGACTACAACGAGGAAGTCTCGAAGACACGCGAGGTGTTCGGCGCCGTTGCTCCTCAGGTGATGGACTTCGCCAACAACGCGCTCGGGCTGGCAAAGGATCAGGCGCTCGGCGCCGCATCCTCGCTCGGGGCGCTGCTGCGTCCGATCGGACTCCTCGAGCGTGACTCGGCCAAGGTATCGGTGACGCTCACCAAGCTCGGCGTCGATCTTGCCTCCTTCTACAACACCTCCGTCCAGGATGCTCTGGATGCGATCCGTTCCGGGCTCATCGGAGAGGCAGAGCCCCTTCGCCGCTACGGCGTGCTGCTCTCGGAGACGCGGGTACAGCAACTCGCGATGGCGCAGTCCGGCACGACGAACGCGAAGGAGCTGACGAATCAGGAAAAGGCACTCGCGCGAGTGGCGATCATCCTCCGCGACACGAAGCTCGCTGCGGGCGACTACTCGCGGACGATCGACGGTGTCGCAAACCAGGAGCGCGAGGTTCAGAAGCACTGGCGGAATACGCAGATCCTACTCGGCGAGGCTCTCCGGCCCGCCTATCTTGAAATCCTGCGGACGGTCAACGACTGGCTCGGGGATGCCGAGAACCAACGCGCGTTGCAGGAGCGCCTGAACACGGTGATGGAGACGGGCGAGAAGGTCGTGCGCGGGTTCGGGGGTGCAATCGAACTCGTCGCCGACTGGCTTCGCCCGCTCGTCGAGCTGCTCGGCGGGGCCGAAAACGCGGCCAAGCTCTTCCTGCTCGCACTTGCGGCTCGGAAGTTGCTCGCGATCACGGGTGCGGTGCGTGGCCTGCAACTTGCGATCAGAGTGCTCGGCCCGACTGCTGTCGCCTCGTCGGCCACGACCGTTGCCTCCATGAACGCGATCGGCGCGGCGGCGGCGATCAACGCGATTCGTGTCGGGACGCTCCGCACGGCTCTGCTCGGACTCGGCAGGGCATCCCTCATAGGGGGAGTCGTCGCTGCTGGGGCCGCCGTGGCGGTAGCTGGCATTAAGGGACTCAACGAAGCGGAGAAGGCGGCTGGCCTGCAGGGGTGGACGGCGAGCGACATCGCGAATGTCATGGAACGCCAGTCAGGGCCAGAGGTGTGGCGTAAGACGTGGGCCAACATGCAATCAGCCACGCGGCGTGCAGTCGAGGCCGAGCTTCGTAGGCGGGGGCGTGTCGACATCTTGGCTGCAGTCGGAGCGGGGGGCGCAGCCGTTCGAGGATCGCAGGCGAGTCCGGACACGCTCGATCTGCGTCGCGTGGGCCGGACTCCTGTCACGGCTCCCGCCGAGAAGCCACCTCCCAGACGACGCGGAGGCGAGCGCCGCACGCTCGAGGACATCCTGCTCGACCAGGCGCGGGCGAGTGTGACACCGGGCATGGCAGACGACGTGCGCTTCCTGCGCGAGGAGCAGGCGCTCCTGCAACGGCAGATCGCGATGCTCGAGGCCCGCCGCAACAAGACGGCCGAGCAAAAGCAGGAGCTCACGCGCCTCTACCAACAGCTCCGCGGCGTCCAGTCCGAGCTCGACTCGATCGCCGAAGCGGAGGAGAAGCTACTCGCCGACCAGCGGGCAAAGGCAGCCAAGCGCCGGGAGGCGGCACGCGAGCGGGAGGCGCAGCGGATGGCGCGCCTACACGAGGCCGCTGCTCGCCGTGCCGAAGCACGAGCGGATCTCTTCGCGCAGGCGCAGCTCGGACGCCATGGCTGGAACCGTGTAGGCATGCGCCGGGCAGCCCTCGCCGGGCTCGCACGCTCCGAGCAGCGCGCCGTCCAGGGAGCAGCCGCCGACTTCAACCGGCTCGCAGTCGAGTTCCTGAGCGGCCTGCAGGGCGCCGGCAACCAGTTCGGCTCGAACATCGGCGGCGACTGGCAGGTAGGCGGCGGGGAGACGGCGACGAACACGTGGGTGACGGCGCAGCTCACCCGCGAGCAGAACCGGTTGTTGCGTGAGCTCACGCGCGGGGTCGCGCATCCGGGCGCGAAATTCGCGCGCACCGAGCTCATGCAGGCGCTCGGCGGGATGGGTGGGCTGTAGATGGCCTCCTACTCGGACATCACGACGCTCGTCACTTCCGGTGGCACGATCACCTTCAACGCTGCTACCGGGAATACGTACTGGATCGATCCGGCGCGCTCGGACGGCCTCGACAGCGTCCAGCTGCGGAAGCCGTTCGACAACAAGGGACAGGCGGACGGATTCCTCGTCCACGACGGATTCGAGGAGGGACTGCACCTCGTTCTCGCGGGCGTGCTCGTGGTGGACACGGTCGCAAACCGTGACACGCAGATCGCGAACCTGAAGGCGGCGCTTCGCTCGATCAAGTCGAGTACCGGCACGCTCAACTTCGGGGCGGGGGGCTCGCTCTCGGTCGAGTGGGAGCTCGGGGTCAGCTTCCCACAGTGGAACGGTTGGGTGAAGGGCTTTCGCTTCGGGCTCATCGCGGAGAACGCCTGATGGGCGTCAGCGTCACGATTGACGGCGCGAACGCCACTCAGAACGTGCAGGAGGGCTCGGTCACGCACACGCTCAACGGCCGCTCGACGGCGAGCGTAAGGATGCCGCTCGACTCCGCGACCGGCGCGATCCACTCGACGCTCTACATCACGACCGACGAGGGCGGCCCCTTCTTCGGCCGCGTCCAGCACGTCGACGAGCAGGGTGAGGAGAGCCACCCCGGCTACGTCGTCCTAACCGCCGTCGACCCGACGCACATCCTTGAGTACCGCCCGGCCCGTGATGCCGATGGCGACTTCTCCAAGCCCTCGTTCATGACCGCCTTTCCGCAGGGCCCGCAGATGCTGCAGGAGATCCTCGAGAACTCGATCACCTACGAAGGATCGCTCGGCTTCTCGCTCGGCACCTTCGCGACCGGCGGCGTCGATCTCTCCGGGCTTCCGACCGACTGGCCGATGACGATCGGGGAGATCGCGGGCCTGCTCACGCAGACGGGCGAGGTGGACATAGTGTTCACGCCCTCGCCAACAGGGGGGGTGCTCGACATCTACAACGGTGACTACGGAGCCGACCTCTCGGGTTCGGTGTCCTTCAGATACGCGATGGGATCACTCTCGAACTGCCGCGCCGCCCGCCGCACGCTCGACGCGAGCGAGCTCATGAACAAGCTCTGGCTCTACCTGGGGCCGCGTAAGGGCACGAAGGCAGATCCAGCTGGTGACCAGCACTGGGAGGGGAACATCACCCGCGATCACCCCGACCTGCCGGGGCTCGCGGGCTTCGGCACCGTCTCGGCGCTGATCGACTCCTCGCGCGCCACCTACCTCGAGCGGATGCAGGTGCGAATCTTGGACGCCGACTACGCGATCGCGCACAAGATGTACCTGCATTGGTGGCTGCGCGAGTCGCTCATGCGCGCGCAGCCGAAGACGCTCGTACACCTGACGCCGCATCGGGGGATCGCGCCCTCGTTCGGGGTCGGCGACCTGATCCACGTCGAGGCGGGATCGTCCTTCCGCGGCGGCTTCTCGGGCGTGCAGCGGGTGTTCTCGTATACCTACCGTTGGGACACCGAAGGCGTGATCGAGCTGGGCGAGCCGGTTGGCCAGGCGGGGGCTCCCGCGATTGTCACCTCGTCCGATCAGGAGGCGATATGACGCGGCCGATGGGAGAGCCAGCACCGAGCGGGCGCACGGCCGAGACGCAGCACGCGGTGCGGCAGCTTCAGCGGCGGCCGGCGCCGGAGGTAGTAGGCGGATCGACCGAGGTCGTGCACATGTACTCCTGGGACTACGACACGGTGAGCACGGTGGCTACTTCGACCTGGACGTCGGTTGCCTCCTTCTCAGCTGGCGGCGGGTATTACAGAGAGACGTTCCATGTCCTCGACGCAACCACCCCAGCAATGAGCTGGGATTTCAAGACGGGCATCATCGGGCTCACGGTCGATGGTGAGTTCTTCGCGAGCGGCTGGGTTCGCTTCTCAGAAGACGCGCAGAAAGACAACGAGTTGCGAGCAGTCGCGATTCGTCGTGTCGGAGGAACGGAGCGTGTGATCCAGACGCATCGTTTCGACATCGCTGACGGTTCCCTCGCAGCGCTCCGACTCCCGGTACATGCCCACTGGCTGCACGGCTTCGGAACGATCGATCTCGAGCTACAGGTGTGGCAGAACTCGGGCGGTAACCTGACGCTCGTGCAGGCTGAGTTCCTCGTTCGTCGCTTCGAGTTCGAGACCGACGGTACCTACGTCGTCAACGACCCCTTCGTCTAACCGATAAGCGCACGCGATGGCCCGAGTCCCAGTCACTGTTACGAATCTCACCCCGCCGAAGGCGACGCTCACGACGGCGCTCTCGGGCACGAACAACGATCTCGTCTACACCGCCCGCTACGGCGGCCCCGGCGGCAACAACATCCGCGTCGAATACGTCGTCGCGGGCACAAACACAGCACTGAGTGTCGTCGTCACTGGCTTCGACATCACCGTGAACGTTGCGACCGACGGGGCGGGTGCTGCGACCTCGACAGCCGCGCAGGTGAAGACGGCCGTGGAAGGAAACGCGAATGCTGCCAAGCTTGTCACGGTCGCAAACGCGTCCGGCAACGACGGAACAGGCGTCGTCACCGCTCTCAGCATCACCGCGCTCTCAGGCGGTGCCCTGCAGATCACGCCACCCGCGCAGGTGAACGGGGACGCGACGAACGGCCACTACATCACCGGCAACGACGGGCTCGTGGTGCTCGAGGTCGTGTCCTCGGACGCCGGCGCGCAGACGGTCTCGATCGAGTACGGGCCAGGCGTACAACAACTCGCCGACATTCCCGCCCAAGTCGAGTCGATCCCGGCCGGCGCGATCCGTTGGCTCGGTCCGTTCGCCAACGGCGCGTTCGACCAGACCGAGAACCGTGATCTCTACTTTACCCCGTCCGTCTCGACGACGCTCAAGTTCCGCGCGTACAAGATGGTGAAGGCCATCTGAGCCGATAGGACGAGCGTGAACCGCACCGCCATGATGGACGCGCTCGAGCGGATCTTCTGGACAGCCGTGCAGACCTTTGGGGGATCGCTCCTCGCATCCCCGGTGTTCGGCGATCTCGGTCTCGGCTGGCAGGACGCGCTCAAAATCGCCTCCGCCGCCACCGCGCTCGCCGTACTCAAGGTCGTCGTCGGGATCGCGCAGGACCGCACGGCTCAGCTCGGGCCGAGAACGTACGCGAACGAGCCCTAGCCGAAACCGATAGGCCGGGCGTGAAGCTCAGGCGCCCCCTCCGAGGATCCGAGCGCGGGGCGGACGTTCGGATGGTTCAACGCGCGCTCAACCGCTGGACGGAGGGCGAGCCGATCCCGGTTACGAGCGTCTACGACTCTACGACAAAGGACCGCATGGCCGGGTTCCAGCTCTGGGAAGGGATCCGGCCGGCGACAGGCTGGTTCGGGCAGGCAACGCTCGATGCGCTCTGGCCCTATTTCGATGCCTACGGGTGCTGGCGCTACCGTCTCTATCGCCCGCCCTCGCCGCTGCCCAAGCTCGGCCCGGTGTGGCGCGGAGGCAAGAGCGTCCTCGACCACGACTTGACGCATGCGACGAGCGGCATCCCGCTCTACCCCGCATTCGACGACGCTTTCCGGGCAGGAACCGAGATCATCGCGCCGGAGGCGATCGTCGTCACCCGCCGCTCAAGCTCGCGTCCCGGCGCCGCCTTCTACGCGATCGGGGACTCGGGTATCCGCTACTGGCTCGGGCATCTCGTCGAGGCACCGGCCGAAGGACGCCGGTTCAAGCGCGGCGAGGTGCTCGGGGTCGTGCTCGAGCACGTGATCGGCGGTGGCCCGCACGTGCACGTCGGGATCAATGTCGAGCACCTGCTCGGCGATGGTGTCGAGCTCGTCCATCGCACGGATTACCGGCATGGCGCCCCCACCGTCGGCGAGCAGCTATGGAGGGCGCTCGCGTGAACGAGCCCCTCTCCAACGGTCAGGTCGTCTGGCGGCTGCAGCAGATGGAGCGGAAGGTCGAGACACTCGAGCTCGAGGTGGACAAGAGGTTTGACACGCTCAACCGTAAGGTCGATCGGCTGACACTCACGATCGCAGGCGGGGCGGTGACGTTCGCCATCAGTGTCGCCGTCTTCGCGTTCACCATTCTCGCCACGGGGTCGGGCTGATGGTGTGTCCATGAGATCGCTCGCAGTCATCATGGCCTGCGCGCTCGTCGCCTGGATCGGAGCTGCCGCCTCCGTCCTCTACTCGGCGCAACGCTCGGCGGACGAGCGGCGCGCGCTCGTCTCGTTCGTGTGCGCGGCGATCGAGGTCGCCAAGGAGCAGTCCACCCCGGAGCCACTTCGCCGCGCCGAGCGCTTCCGCGAGATTCTCGACTCCATCGGTGAGCGCTGCCCGGAGTGACACCGTGGTCGAGCCCGTCCAGGAGCGGCCGGAGCAGTTCCGCATCGTCGCCTGGCGGTTCGAGCAGCTACAGCGGGCAGGCTATGACCTCGAGTGGGCCTGCGTGCTCGCCGAGATGGAGGATGTCGACTTACACGAGGCGGTGGCGCTGCTCGAACGGGGCGCGAGTATCGAGGAGGCGGTCAGGATCCTGCTCTAGTGCTTGAGTCGCGTGGTGGAGGCGGCGGATCGACGTTCGTCATCACGGCGTACTGGCGCTGAGGTTCCTGCGCTCTAGGCGTCGCAGACGTGCGAGAACCGACTACGCTACGACAACCGTGAAGCTGATCTATGACAACGAGGCGGACGCGCTGGCGATCCGACTCGCCGACGGCATCGTCGACCGCACGGTGGAGGTCGAACCGGGCACGCTGGTCGACGTCGACGCGGCCGGCTCCGTGCTCGTGATCGAGGTTATTCAGCCTGCGCGTCGGTGGCCGCTGGACGAGGTGCTGGCGCGGTTCGAGATCGAGGACGCTGACGCAGCGATTCTTCGCGGGATTCAAGGCGGAGACGACGTGCTCTCGCTTGTCGAGCTCGCTCCGCTCGTGGCGTAGGTCACGGCGGCGCGCTTATGCGCGCTTGAGGTGGTCATCCGCAGCTCCGGCTACCGCAGTGCGTCCTCGGGCAAGAGCCAGCCGACGCCCCACACGTTGACGAGTGGGACGCCCTTGCGGCGGAGGCGAGAGACGGCCTGGTCGAGGGCGCGAGACGTGAGCCGGCCGTAGTCGGTCTGGGGGACGAACCCCCAGAGGGCTAGCCAGAGCTCACGCTTCGTGACGACAGTCCCGGCGCGCTCGATGAAGACCGCGAGGAGCGCGTCGTCGGTTCTGGACACGCGCTCGCCGTTGATCGTCCAGGCAGCGAAGTCGACGGAGACGACACGCTCCCGGACCTGCTCTGCGGATGTGGGCGGGGTAGGCGAGCCGGATCGTGCGCATGAAGGTGAGCGTGGAGAGGCCGTTGCGGCGGGGACGCGGCCTGATCCGCAGGTAGTCGGCGTGCACGTCCAAGGCGCCGACCAGGTAGCGGATCCCCTGGCGGCGGGTGTAGGTGGCGCGGTGCCGCTCGGGCCGGCCGCGCCGCGCCCAGCCGCGTCCGTGACGGGGGCAGAGGCTCTCCGGACCCTTCTCGTCGAAGCTGATGACGACGCCGTTTTCCGGGCGCTCGCGGTAGAGGGCGAGGATGCGCGCGGCCTTCGCCTCGTAGTCGGAGTCAGGGCTCTGCTTCCAGCTGCGCGTGCGCTGCGGCGAGATCCCGTTGCGGGCGAGGATGCGGCCGAGGTGGGCGGGCGAGACCTCGATCCCCTGCCCGGCCAGGTAGCGGGAGAGCTTGCCCAGGCTCCAGCGCGTGTACGGCACCCCGAGCGTGGAGGGACGGGCGCCGGCGAGGGCGACGATCCGCTGCTCGTCGTCACTCGAGATCCGGCGGGGTCGCCCGCGGGCCGGAACGAAACGTACGCTCTTTGCGAACGTTCGTCGCCGCACGAGTTGTTCGTCCTGCTTGCATTGTCTTCCGTTCGTGGTACAAAGAGACGCTTGCAAAAGGCGCGGAAGACGAAGGGACTCACCCGAGCCGAGCTCGCGAAGGCCGCTCAGTCGACCGAGGCGGCCGTTCGCATGTGGGAAACCGGGCGCCGACAGCCGAAGATGCAGTACCTCATTCGCATCGCGCAGGCGACCGACCGGGACGTGTCCTGGTTCTTCGAGGAGGTCGCAGCATGAGAACCGGATTCGACCTCCGCGAAGGCTCCCGCATCCTCGCCGAGCGCTTCGCCCTGCTGGACAGAACGGAGGCTACGTCAGCGCTACCCACCCGCGGCGATGACCTCTGTTCTGTCGAGCAGGCCGACTTCGTTGCTGTCGCAGACACCGGATCGCGATGGTCGTTCTCCCCCCGGTTGGCCTGCTCGGTTTGTGGAGGCGTCATGGTCGAGACACACCGTGAAGGATGGGTACCGGGCAAGGTGCTCGGGTTCCGCTTGTCCTCTGCAGACGAGGAGTTTCCGCGGCGCGTGGACGTGCTGCTCGACGACGGCCGCCGGATCCTCGGGTGCCATCCCCGCTGCGTGCGGAGGGCGGCGTGAGCGTGACCGCAACCAAGCGCATCTTCCGCTGCGCCCGCTGCGGCCGGCGGCTCAAGGAAGGCCGTTGGATCGTGGGCAAGGATCGCCGGATCACGGGCAGAGTGCCCGCTACTGCTGGCCCGGTGAGGGCTGCTGGCTGACGAGGGGGCGTACGTGAGCGCCGCCGAGATGTACGAGCGCATTCGCGCGGCCTGCTGCCCCGAGCACGGCTTCGAGGCAGACTGGATGCTCGACGCTCACGCCAAGGCCATCGTCTTGACGATCCTAAGGCTCCGAGGTGTTGTGTGAGCGAGTTCCGCCCCATTTCCATCCGCCGTGCCGACATCGAAGCACTCGACGAGTCGGTGGAGGCGCTCTTCCGCGCGGGCGAGAGGACGCTCGCGCTCAAGCTCGGCGCGCTTGCCTTGCGAGCGCGCGGGAGCACTGGCTTTCACCACCCGAGCTTCGTCTGCGACGTGGACGAGAGCGCGGGAGTGGCCGAGGTTGTCGAGATCAGCGGTTACTCGAGGAAGGCGGGGGCGTGACGACGACAACAGTCTTCGATTACACCGCTCAAGGCACGAGTGAGCTTGCCAAGGCGCTTGTCAAGGCACAGTCGGAGTTTCCGACGATTGAGCGCTCGAAGACGGTGAGCGTGACGACGAAGACGGGCGGGAAGTATACGTTCGACTACGCGCCGCTCGACGCGATTGTGCGCGCCGTTTCGGGCCCCCTCACGGCCAACGGGCTTGCGTTCTCACAACTGTTGACGCACGTCGGCGGTCAGCTGGCACTGCGAACCGTTCTCTTGCACTCCTCCGGCGAGAAGCTCGAGGGCACGTGTCCACTGCCCCTCAACGGAGAGAGCACTCCGCAGGAGATTGGCTCTCTCGTCACCTACATGCGCCGCTATGCGCTCGTGGCGCTGCTCGGGATCGCGACTGAGGAGGACGACGACGGGAACACGGCGAGCGGGAGCGTCGCGAATCCGGCGGCAGGGCGCGGGGCCGGCGAACCTGACTCCGGCTCTGCCGCCGACGCGCTCGAGGAAGCGCACGCGGCCTACCTGCGGCGCATCGAGAAGGGGCGCGCACCGGGTGCGGTTCCCTCGGAGCAAGTCATCCACTTCGGGAGGAACAAGGGATTGACGCTCGGCGAGCTCACCCCTCGCCAGCTCGCCTGGTATGCGACCGAGTGGAAGCTGCAGGACGAGCCGACGGAGTACGACCACCGGTTGAAAGCCGCTGCCGTGGCACTCAACGCCGGCCACGATCATCCCGACTTCGACCCCCCCTTCTAGTGGACAGCTGGTTCGATGCATCCCGACACAACTACCGGCGAGCCTCGGAGGAGTACGAGGAGCACCGAGAGCACGTCATCCGAGAGCGCTTCGATCGCCTCTTCGAGCGGGGAGGAGACGCTCGACCTCACCTACGGCGCGAAGATCGTGACTCGGGGGCGAGAGACGAAGTGGCACAAGGCGATGAGGCTTCTGATTCAGGGGAGGCTGCGTGTGCTGCGCGTTGACGTCGACTTCATCGCGGCGGAATGCCGCGGTGATTCCGGCGAGGTGTATCGCCTCGGCTGGCGCGGTCAGCGGTGGACGTGCTCGTGTCCGGCGATGACGGATTGCAGCCACTTGGCGGCGCTCTGGGCGGTGTGCGCGGTGAGCCGACGATGACCATCACGCCCGCCATCCCCATCGCCCCACCCGAGCCCGGCGCGCTGCAAGAAGTGACCGGAATCGACCCCTACTCATATCCAAGAGGGGTGCTTGTCGAGGCGCTTCTCGTGCTCGGCGGGCAGCACCGGGAGGAGCTCAGGGCGCATTTCCAGGGGCAGGAGGCGTAGTGGTGGCGTGGCTCGACGACCGTGCCTGGTGCCACCCCAAGCTCGTGAACCTCTCAGATCGTGCTCACCGTGTCTACATCAACAGCCTGGCCTACGCCTCGGGCATGGCGACGAAAGGACGCCTGACGCAAGCACAGCAGCGGCTGCTCGGAGCGACGCCAGCCATCCGCCGCGAGCTCCTGGACGCGCGGTGCTGGGACGATCTCGGTGACGATATCGCCATCCACGACTGGACCGACCACAACGCGAGGCGCGATGCGCGGCGGGAGGCCGACCGGGAACGAAAACGAGCAGCGCGTCTCAAGGAACGTCCGCAGGACAGTCCCGCGGACAGTCCTAAGGAAAGTCCGCGGGAGCGTCGGCAGGACCGGCGCGCGTTGAAGGAAGTGAAGGAAGTGACAGAGAGATCTACTGACGTAGATCTCTCGGACGAGCGACCTCGCGACGAACTCTGGGACGCACTCGTGGCCGAACTCGGTGAACCGGCGACGAAGAACGAGCGTGGCCGTCGCAACGCTGCCGTGAAGCAGCTACGGGAGATAGCCACGACTAGCGAGGAGGTACGCCGTCGGTGTCGGGCGTATCGGCGTATGTGGCCGGACATCACGCTCACCGATACGGCACTCGTCTCGAACTGGACGACGCTCAAGCAGGCCGACAAGCGACGTTCCGTCGAAGAAATCGTCAACTTACCGGACATCAGCGATGACGAGCGTCGGAAGAACTTGGAGCGCGCTGGCGCGCTTGCCGAGTCGATTGGGAAGCCGACGTGAGCCGCCGCATGAGCCACGACGATCTCGTCGCTCTCCGTCGTCGCCATCGCGATCGACACGCAACTCCTCAGCGTCGCCGAGACGGCCCGCGACCGCCTGGCGCTCCTGGCGCTCCTCGACTACGGCGTGCGCCGCTCCGAGCTGACCGGCATTCGCTGTGCTCGGCAAAGGTGAGCGCCATCGTGTGCTCCCGCTCCGCGGCCGGATCGTGCTCGCAATCGAGGAGTACCTGCTGACGGAGCTCCGCGAGCCAGTCGGGCGCGTTCCCGAGCCGGATGACTTCCTGCTCTACTCCGAGCACCGCAACCGGCACACGATCTACCGAGCCGACCCCAAGCGGCCGATGCCCGGCCAGACCGTGCACCACTGGCGGTACCGGGACCTGCAGGCGGCCGGGCTCGTCGCCCGCGACGTCGAGCGCGGGATGAACATGCACCGCGCGCGGCACTCGTTCGCGACCGAGCTGCGACGAACCGAAGGCGTTGACCTCGGCGACGTTCAGCACATGCTCGGCCATGCCGACATTCACACGACCGAGGAGTACTACGGCCACTACGACCTGACCGACCTCGAGCGCGCAATGGACGCGTTCACGCGAGGTAGGCGATGAGTCGCTGTCCCAGCCACCCGAAGCGGAAGGGCGCATGGTTGCGCGGAAGATGGGCGCACCTGGGATCGAACCAGGGAAGTGTCCCACCTAGTGCGCTGATTTTGTCGCCCCGGCTTTGGCCGGGAGTGGCTGCGTGATCTTCGCCCTCATCGCCGCCGTCTGCTCTCTCATGACCGGCTACGTGCTCATCGCCGGGCATCGCGGCTACCGGCAGTGGCGAGCGGCGTCGGCGTGCTCTTGTAATCGGCACGGCTGGGATCCCTGGTGCGTTGTTCACGGGCGGGGGCGATGAGCGCGACTGAGCACGCGACCATCGGACGCGGCGGAACCGCGTCCGCTACACCTGGCGCGCGGACGTGCTGCGCGAAATCTCGGCAGCGGTGCGCTTCATCAGCTCGGAGCCGGATGCACTACGCCGGTGCCGGCCCGAAGTCGGGCGGTCGCTCACTCGACGGGCGGACGTGGGACGAGATGCCGGAGATGCCCGCCGCATGAGCAACCTCGTCATCCTCCTCGCCTCGTTCGCCTTCCTCGCCGGGCTCTTCGCCGCGCTCGCGGGGATCGCGGACCTGCTCGGGCGCCTATGGTCGGAGTGGGACCCGGCGCGGGACGGGCTCGTTCCGTGGAGGCGGCGATGAGCGGGGTCTACAAGTTCCTGAACGGGCGCGAGGCCCCGAACGTCCCCGGCTACCGCTACCGGCTCGGCCACTGGCGCGAAGTCCAGGGGCCGCTCGTCGTCTGCCGCAATGGGATCCACCTCCTGCGCTCCGAGCACCTCTCGCGCTGGAGCGCTCGCGACCTCTACCGGGCTGAGTACGACGGGGAGCTGCTGGAGGCTGGCGACAAGATCGTTGTCCGTCGGGCCCGTATCGTCGAGCACTTGAAGGGTTGGACCGAGCGCACGGCCCGACTTGCGGCGGTGGACTTCGCAGAGGCGGTGCTGCCGATCTTCGGGGCGCACTATCCCGACGACGACCGCCCGCGTAAGGCGATCGAGGCTGCGCGCGGCTACGTGAACGGGCTAATCGGGAGAGACGCTTTGCGCGCCGCCCGCGCCGCCTCCGCCGCCTCCGCCGACGCCGCCCGCGCCGCCGCCCGCGCCGCCGCCGACGCCGCCGCCGACGCCGCCGCCTACGCCGCCGCCTCCGCCGCCGCCGACGCCGCCTACGCCGCCGCCTCCGCCGCCGCCTACGCCGCCGCCGACGCCGCCGACGCCGCCGCCTACTACGCCTCCGCCGCCTCCGCCGACGCCGCCCGCGCCGCCGCCTACGCCGCCGCCGACGCCGCCGCCTCCGCCTCCGCCGCCGACGACGACGACGCCTACTACGCCTACTACCCCGCCCGCGCCGCCGCCTACGCCGCCCAAGGCGAGATCATCCTCGACTACGCATACGGGAGGCGGGGATGACCGCCCTCGCTGCCGTTTGCGTCCTTACGCTCGGCACCCTACTCGCGCCTGCGCCTATCGCCTGGTTCTGCCTCACCGCGCTCGCGGCGCTCTGGATCGTGACGCCCGTGGGGGTGCGGCGGTGAGCCTGACAACGATTTCGCACAAGAAGGGCCGCGTCTACCACCGCCACTTCGATCACGACGAGGCACGACGGCTGCGCGCTGAGGGGCTGTGGACGTACTCGCGGCTTGCCGAGCACTTCGGAGTTTCGGAGGCCGCCGTCATGCGGGTGTGTAACCCCGAGTTCCGTGCCCGCATGGACGCACGCTTGAAGGAGTTCGTGTGGCGCAACAAGCGTGAGCCGTGCAAGGGCGAGTGTGGGCGGCTTGTCTGGATGATGACTAAGGGCCGAAGCGGCTATTGCCAGAGTTGCCTCGGCGAGCGTCGCGTGGCTGCGGATGTACGCGAGGGAGAGCTCCGCTGGACGCAGTGCCGCCAGTGGAAGCCCGATAGCGAGTTTGGTCACAACAAGAACAAGGCGCGTCGGGGACTCGGCCCGAGGACGCGATCCCGGATGAGGATGTGTATGGCCCTTGACAGGCGCCGGCCCAGGGTGTATAGTCGTACACATGGATAGACGACGACGAGAGGAGGACAGGTGAAGACTGTAGATGTTCCGGTGCGCGGAAAGAAATGGCGCATGGGTGCGCTGCTGCGAGAGGGCAACAGGCTGTATCGCGTGTCGAGTGGGCCAATCCACTACCACGAGGACTGCCTGCCGATGCAGCGCGTCAGCACTGTACGCGCACTGCCGCCTGACTGGCAGGCGGCAATGCGGCTGCTCGCGATCATGGACCAGGTGGAGATGGAGGGCACGCATACTCCCGAGTCTCGTGGCGCCTACGGCCCCCGCGCCGAGCAAGTGGCCCCCCTGCCCGCTGTGTCTGGCGAGGGGGTGCGATGGGAGGCGCGGCGTGATGCGGAGTCCTATGCATCGTATGACTGGATCGAGGTCTACGGCGACGTGCTCCGCTGTGTGCGGCCGATGTACGACGACAGCCCGGTGATCACGTGGCTGTGCGATTCGGCTCTCGCGGACGAGGCGAGAGCGCTGATTGCGACCCGGCCGAGTCTGACCCGGTATCCCGCCGTCTGGGTGAGATCATTATGATCACCACAGCCCTCTACGATCAGATGACCGGAGACAGATACGAGTTGACCGGCCCCGGCACGTCGTGGTGGGAGGCAGGATACGTGCCGGGGTACCGCGTCTGTATGAGCGTCGTCCCGAACAGGGGCGACCCCCCGGCGTACGACGTCGGATCTCTCCGCCATCGTTTTGGCATCTATCCGCCCCCGACCGGATGACCTCCCTCTACGAGAACATCGTCCACGCCGCACTTCGCGAGAGCCCGCCTCTGGGCTCTCCGCGTGAAGGCGTCCCGGTCCATCCCGAGGACGCTCGGCAGGCGCTCGCCTGGTACGCGGAGATGCACGCCGCGGGCTCGCGCATCAGGGCCGAGGCCATGCTCGAGCTCGCGGCCTGGGCGCGGGCCGGCAAGCGCGCCGGTCTGAGCGTGTCGGAGATCGCACGCCAAGCCGGGGTGACGCGAGTTACCGTGTACAACTTGCTCCGCGACTGAGCGGAGCGGACCTGCTACGATAGGTGGGTTGGTTCCCCCCGGCCCGAGGTACGCCCTCGGACGGAGCGGGAGCCTTTTCAGATGGACACGAAGCGGCTCCTCGTCACCGACGATGAGGGCAACGTCTGCGGCTCCCTGCTGCTGACGATGCACGAGAGCGACGAGCGCGTCACGCTCAAGCTCTCCCCCGGTCAGCTGCGAGCGCTACACGCGAAGTGCAACGCGCAAGACCGCATTCTGGATTCAGAGCGAGGCGCGGCCAGAGCGGCTGCGCTTGCCGATGCCCGCGCCGAGTTCGGGCGCGAAGTCGAGCACTTCTCGGACTTGACCGCAATCGAGGCGAGCTGGCTGCTCGATCACCTCGAGAACGCGATCGTTGGAGCGCGTGCCGAGCGGTGAGGCCGAAGCAGGCCAAGCGCCAAGCGAACAACGCCCATGCTCAGAAGTTCCGCCGCCGGAACAGGAAGTTGAAGCGCGAGGAGCGCCGGCAGCGGATGGAGCGGCGTGAGGCCGAGTGGCTCCGACGAGCAGGGATTGAGCGGGACATGAGCCATCCGCTCGTCCTCGGGCCGGGCCGAGCGAAGAGGCGCAAGCAGTGAGTGTCATGACGGTCTGCCCTGTTCTCGGCTGCCGCCGGTTGACGACGGGCGGCCGCTGCGCCGAGCACCGCCGGGCCGAGGTATTGCGCCGGCGGGCGAAGAACGTGACGCAGCGGAACAAGACGGCGCACTGGAAGCGAGTGTGCGCTGCGGTATTGGCCCGTGACGGCTACCGCTGTCGGCTCTGCTGGGTGGGGAAGAACTTGACCGTTCATCTCACGCAGTCGCTCGCTGGCCGACATGATCTGGCGACTGAGGACGACTGCCTGACGCTATGCAGGTCGTGCCACGGATCCACCGATGCGCCGAGGGCCGCGAGGTCCGCTCGGCTTTACGAAGCGACCCAGCCCCCGCTCAGTCGCTCCACGCCGTCGAGCGTAAGCTCGCTTGCGCGGAACCCCCGGGTTTCGCGCAGCGCGTTAGAGGCTAGGAGGGTACACGTGGTCCCGAGACACGTTCGTGCCGAACTGGGAGGAGACGATGCGTGCGATGGACTCCTGTGAGTTGCGCTTTGCAGCGAGTTCGCGCGTTGTCACTCCCCTCGCGCGACGCGAGAGGAGGTTCCTGCCCGCCCGAGCTCTGCGAGACGCGCTGCGCGCGTTGTCACACGGAGGGGCGGTCGGAAAAATCTCTAGGTGTTTCCGGTTGCGGCAGCCCGCGCGAAGAGGCCGGGAAGCCAGCGAGGGAGCAGGAGTCATCCGGGCCGCGGTGACGACACTCGCCGTCACGCTCTCCCTCGCTTGCCCGGCCGCTCAGGCCGAAGGATCGGGCGCGGCCGTAGGCGGTGACCCTTCCTCCGTCGTAACGGAGACCGAGCCGCGGATGCTGCCGCGCGTGACGGGTGTTGGGGCACTGCTCGCAGCCACGAGCGCTTCGGCGGTCCGCGCAGCGGGTTTCGCGGTGACGGATTCTGTGCGGTCGCGCCCGAGCACTTGTCCCGCTGCTCGCAAGGCGCTGCGCTTCTTCACGGCGCGCGAGGCAGAGTGGCGGGCGAGGATGCCTGCGTCCAGCAGGCTAGGGGGCAGGGAAAGAGTCGACCACCGGTCCATGTCGCCCTGCCCCCGCCTCCGTCGCGCAGCGCTCCGCGCGCAGGCCCGCGCCAGGGCCGCCAGGAGCCGCTGGGAGCGCTTCTGGGGGGCCGAGCGAGGTCACGTCATCCGTCGGCTCGAGCGGGGGATGCGAGGAACGCCGATGGCGGGCACGGGGATCCTGCTTGAGCGCCACGGTCGTCGCTACGGCGTCTCCCCCTACTTCATGGTCGCGGTCGCGGCGACCGAGAGCTCGATCGGGCGCGTGCCCTGCCGCAACAACCGGCGCAACGTGTGGGGGCTCGCGAGCTGCGTCAACACCTGGCCGGTCCCCTACTTCGCGACCTGGGACGCGGCGATCTCGTTCTACGCGCGCTTCCTCGCCCGCCGCTGGCCGGGGCACTCGACGCCGTACTCGTTCCGGGGCTACGCGGCCTGCTCGGACTGCTGGTCGCGGAAGATCAGCTATTGGATGCGGGCGCTTTTCGGGGTCAGGCCGGTGACGAGGTATCCGTGATGGAGCCCTACCTCGCCGACCCCGACGTCACGATCTACCACGGAGACGCGCTCGCCTGCCTGCGCGAGCTGCCGGACGAGTCGGTTCTCGCGCAGCTGCGCCGGGCAGACGACGCTCGCAAGCTCGGACGGCGCAGCAGCGGTGCGCTCTCGCCGTCTCGCGCATGGTGGAGGTGGCGGCATGAGGGAGCACGAGGTTTTTCGGCTGGGCGTCCGAGAGGCGACGCGCGCAGCAGCGCGAGTTGAGCTGCGGTTCAACGGTGTTAATCTCGTGTTCGTGTCAGACCTGCTCGCAAGCGAGTTACGCGTCTGGTCAGACCCCGTGCAAATCATGCTCGAGCCCAGTCGCGAGGGAGAAGGATTGCTCGACATGCATGTGCGACCGACTGCCCGACGAGACGATTCCTGATGCCCACCCCGAGGAGGATTCCATGAGCGAGAGAGTCCCCGCCGGCGCCTTCCCCGAGTCCGCTCGCGCCGAGCAGGAGATCGCACGCAAGGTACTCGGCTCGAACCGGCGAGCGTTCGACTCGCGCTCCAAATCGCTCGCCGAGATGCGAACCGCAGTCAACGAGCACGAGCAGCGCATCGCTGCGCTCGAGGGAGGCGGCAACCTGGCCGGGATCGAGGCAAAGCTCGAGGACCTGCTCGGGAGGGCATGGTGAGCGCGTCGGAGAAGCTGCGGGCGATGTTTTGAGGCGTGGGAGTCAGTTGAGTTTCCACCGGACGTTCCGTCGCCATTGAGATGGATCGATGCCCTCCCGCAGATCGTGGCCGTGGTGGAGGCGGCGGAGGACTTGCCCCAGCCGCATGAAGACGAAGACGATCACTGGACGCTGACGGATACAGATGATCTGCGAGCAGTGGCGAAGGCCCTCGCCGCCCTCGACGAGGCGCTGTCGTGAGCACCTATACCCATGGCTATGCGTGTTCTGCCTGCGGCGGATGGATTCCAATCGGGTATTGGCACAGGTGCTGGTCACTATCGCCGGGCGGCTCGTGGGATCGCATGTCAGATGTGCGAATCGCAAACGCTCTCGAGCACATAGCTGCTGCTCTTGAGCAACTCGTAGCCGTCGAGCGAGGCGCTCAGTGAGCACGCTCGCCCGCCTCGACTCCACGCTCGACGCCGTGCTCGCAAGCCCCCGACTGCTACGGACCCACGGAGCTTTCCTCCGCACCCCCGACGGGAACGCTGAGACTGTCGCCTCAGACATGGGATCGGATATCGGCTGGCTCGCGCTCAACGTTGGGGACGGGCATTCATGGGAGGAGTGGCGGCAGACGCGGGACATAGCCGCCCGGAACGGCGTCAGCGTGTACCCGTGGGAGCGATGCCACGACGAAAGCTACCTACGGCACCTGCTCGAGCTCGCCGAGATACACGCAGTCCAGCCGCTACCGAATCTCGAGCAGGAACTCGACGACGGTACGCTCCCAGCGGCCAGGGTCGGGAAGGTGTGCGCTGAGTACCCAGTTACAGTCGTGGGCTGGTCGCTCGTCGCCTGGCTCTATGCGGACGTGGACTTCTTGCCGCTCACGGATAGGCCCGCGCTCCTGCAGGTATTCCCCGCCGACAACCGCTGGACGCCTGAGGAGCTCCCCGCGAAGCAGCGCGATTGCATCCGCCATGCTCGGCGCAAGGGCTTCCTCCACGTCGGGGTGACGCATCAGACCTACGCCGGTGCTGAGCCGGAGTGGTACGCCTACCACCGCGGCCCTCGCAGCCTGTTTACGGGCGATGACATGGGTACAGGGAACTGGGCGAGGTGGAGGCCCGACTAACCGCCGAAGGAGGCATAATGACTGAGATGGCAACGCAGGAGCAGGCGTTCGACGCCAGTGCGTTCGACCTTCCCATCCCTCGTGACCGCTACGGGCGAAAGGCAGACAAGCTCGTCGTCTCGCTTGGCTCGATCGAGCTCGACCGTACCTCAGAGGATGACCTCAACGTGTTCAACGCGCTCGAGCACGGAAACTACGTTGAGCTTCGCGTGGTGGCGTTCGTGGCGCAGGCAAGCGACGTGGCGAAGGTGGACGGCGAGGGCGAGGAGGAGACGGAGATGAAGCGTTCCCTGCGCGTCACCCGAGTGGAGCTGACACCCTGACCACGCTCGTTGCCCCGTCCACCGCTGAGGCGAGCTCGCGCCTCGCCCAGCGCAAGCACGCCCGCATCGGCGAGCTCTACGACCGCTGCCAGTGGTACGAGCTGATCCTCATGCGTCACGGCTTTACACCTGAGGGCCTGCAGAAGCTCTCTTGCAAGATCGCTTACGACGGCTGCCGCAGACGAGGAGCGATGCTGCAGGACCGCATGGACGATCTCGTGTCCCGACTCACCATCGCTGGGCTCGAAGCACTGCGACGCTACGACCCTGAACGACACCAGGCAAGCTACGGCTCGAACGGCGGCGACCCTGTGTTGAGCTACATCTCGGACATCATGGACGCCCGTATCACGGACTACTTCCGCTGCCGCTCCGAGGGCTTCGGTGACCGTCGCTATGGCAACGACAACCGCATCGTCCTCGACGACGACCCCGACCCCGCAGACCACGACACGGACTTCGAGCTCCTCGTCGATGACCGGCGACGGGCCCGCTGGCAGGAAGCAGCCGATGCGACAGGCTGGCCGTTGAGTGAGTGGATTGCGATCGCGCTCGACCGGTACGCCGAGGCGGTGCTGAAGGCGGCATGAGCATCGCTCGTCAAGGGGGGGAGGTCCATGGCCGGGACGGCGTCGGCATCCCCGATGGCACCGGATTTCTCTCCCTGTGACCCCGAAGTCGGATAGAACCGCTCGTGGATACGGTCAGAACCATCGCCGGCTCAGAGCTCTATGGGAAAAGCGAATCGCGACCGGCAGCGTCCTCTGCGCCCGCTGTCAGCGGCCGATTCTGCCCGGTGAGCTCTGGGATCTCGGCCATGACGACCTCGACCGCTCCCGCTACACGGGCCCCGAGCATCGCCGCTGCAACCGGGCGACCTCGACGCACCGTGCACGCCGCGCCCTGCGAACCTCGCGCCAGTGGTGAGCGTCGTCGAAGCGGTCAAGCGGGACCTCGGGGTGCTCGCCAAGCGGGATGCTTCGCTTGCGCGCTCGGCACTTGCGGCCTCCTGTCTCGTGCTTGCGGCACAGCTCGACGATCCCGGCAACTCGGCTACGTCGAAGTCGATGTGTGCGCGGGCGCTTCGCGAGGCGATGGATCGCCTGCGCGAGCTCGCGCCGCCCGAGTCTGTGGAGGACAGGCTCGATGACCTTGGCGCTCGACGTGCCAAGCGACTTGCTGGGCGAGCAGCAGCCGCGCGTCGTAAGCGTTCCTGACTATGTCTCCTCGACCGGCGGCGAGGCGCTCGAGCTATGCGAGATGGCTGGTCTCCACCTCGACCCGTGGGAGGCGTTCGTGCTCGAGCATGCTCTCGGCGAGCGCGCTGATGGGCGCTGGGCATCATTCGAGGTCGGGATCAACGTCTCCCGCCAGAACGGAAAGGGGGCGATCCTCGAGGCGCGCGAACTAGCTGGGCTCTTCCTCCTTCCCGAGCGCCTGATTATCCATTCGGCACATCAGTTCGACACCTCGATCGAGCACTTTCGGCGCTTGCTCTTCCTCGTCGAGAACACACCCGACCTCGACCGGCGGGTGAAGCGCGTCTCGCGCTCGCACGGCGAGGAGGGGATCGAGCTCCTGGACGGCTCGCGCATCCGCTTCCGCACGCGCACGAAGGGCGGGGGGCGCGGGTTCACGGGCGACCTGCTCGTGCTCGATGAGGCGATGGAGCTCGCGGAGGCGTTCCACGGGGCGCTCTTGCCGACGCTCTCGGCGACCTCGGTGACCGGGAACCCGCAGGTGTGGTACACGGGCTCGGCGGTCGACCAACTCATCCACGAGAACGGCGTCGTATTTGCGCGCATCCGTGAGCGCGGGCATCGTGGCGATCTCTCGCTCGCCTACTTCGAGTGGTCGGTGGAATGCCCGACCCCGGACGAGCTCGACGATGAGGTGATGGTCGACCCGGCTTCGTGGGCGCAGGCGAATCCCGGCCTCGGGATCCGGATCTCCGCCGAGCACGTCGCGCGGGAGCTTCGCTCGATGGACAAGCGCACGTTCGCGGTGGAGCGGCTCGGCGTCGGCGAT